CCTCTTTGCCATCAGTCTTCATCGTCCATCTCCTTTTTGTCGGTGATGGGCCCGCCAGTTAGCCAGGCATCACAGGTGCGGGTGCCAGCACACTTGAAGTGCAGCAGCTCGCAATAGCCCAGGTTGGCAGCCTCGATCACATCATCGTCATATCCAGCTTCCTGGCGCGGATCCTTGGCCTCGATGCCAGCCTTGATGCATTCGATCATCTGGCTGGTTTGGATGAATGCCGAGCAGTTACCGCAGCGCATGGTCTTGGCCTCTTGCTCGGTGCAATTCCAGATCACGGTCTTGCGAAGCCAGAATCCCTTTGCGGGCTCGTCTGGATTTGCAGGGCCGTACCCGTACTCCTTGAACGCGACGGTGCGGTTCTTGAGGTTTAGGTGCAGGTCATGGGTTGGCAGAGGGCACTTGTGATAGCCCTCGCCCTCCAGCTTCTTGTCTTGCAGTAGTGGTCTGGTGGCCATCACATGCTCGCGTTCTTCATCAGGCCGTCCTTGCGCTTCTTGCGCGAGCGCTCCTGCTCAGACAGCGCGATGGCAATGGCCTGATCACGGCTCTTCACCTTGTCGCCGCTGGAGCTCTTGAGCGTGCCAGCCTTGTATTCGTGCATTACCTTTTGGACTTTGTCTTGCATGTCATGCTCCTAAAGTTTGTGCTGCGCCGAGTGTTCCGGCCTGGCCAGACAGCGATGCCTCGCCACCCAGCGTCTGTGTTTTCTGACCCATGCTCTCTGGTGTTGCTGCACCCAGCAGCGGCCTGGCACCAGCGCTGCGGCCAGCCTTCTTGCTGGCTGCTTCCTTCTGCGCGGCAGTGCGTTGCATGCTTTCGATGTCTGCCTTGTTCTTGGCAGCTGCAGCCTCTTGCGCGGCCTTGGTGTCGGCGATGTCCTTCTGGATCTTGGCCTGCTCAAGCGCTGCGGCCTGGGCCTGAGCTTGCATCTCGTCTCGGATGCGCTGCTGTGCTGCCTCGTACTCGCTGGCTTGCTGTTGGATCAGCGCCTGCTCTTGCGCGGCCATTGCCTCGATCTCTGCCCTTGTCCTGGCGAATGCCTCTTCGTCAGCCTTGAGTTGCGCGGCATATGCTGCCTGCAACTGATCCAGCGTCAGGTTCGGATCATTTGGGTCGATGGCAGATGTGTTCTTGCCACCCATGTTGGCGGTGGCTTGTTGCTCTGGCGTCATCGCAACTGTTGCCATGTCAGGCCCCCATCAGCACAGCTTCGTTGCCATACTGGTTGCTGGTGACGCCGGTCTCTGGCGTCAGCCGGGCCTCAGAGAGTAGGGCACGGCGACCAGCTCGACGGCGAGCGGTCATCTGTGCGGATTCGCGCTCGGCGATCTTGCGGCGCTCGGCATCCAGTGCAGCTGCCTGGTCAGCGGCCTGCTTCTCCATCGCTGCCTTGTTCTCTGCGTACTGCTGTTGCTGTTGCGCGAGGGTGGCTCGAGCAGCATCTGCGGCGGCTTGTTGCTGGGCAGTGAGGCTTTGAAGCAGGGCCTGCTGTTGCTGTGCAGACATGCGTGCCTGCTCTAGTCCTGCAGCCGCACTTGCTCGTTGTTGGTCAAGTGCTGCGGCGTTTGCTGCTCTCGCATCTTCCATTTGTTTGAGCACCAATTCGCGGTTCTTCTGAGCTTCTGCGATGGCGGCAGCTTGTGCGGATGCTGCGGCCTCGCGTGCGGACTTGGCGTTGTCAGCAATGGCTCGAGCGGTATCCACCGTCGCGCCGATCTTGGCTCCGGTCACTGCACCAGCAGGGCCACCAACGATGAAGCCGATGGCACCGCCAACTAGAGTGCCACCAATGCTTCCTAAGCTGAAGCCAAACTCAGGAAGACCTGTCTCTGGGTTGATGCTGTTGTCCTTGTGGCCGACCACATACTGGTTCATGTTCGCGCCAGCGGCCTTGAACTTCTTTTCCAGCAGTGCCTTGATCTCAGGGTCATTGGCCAGCGGTAGCGGCAGCACAATCTCGCCTTTGGCCACATGGGCCAGCATGCTGTCTTCTTTGCGACCCTCTTCAGCCGCATCCTTTAGGACTTGTTTCTCTTCAGTGTCCATGCTCATAAATCACCCCTGTGTGTGGTTTTCAATAGATTCTATTGGGTCTTGTACGCATTGCAAGCGAACCGATACCGATGCGGTATCACGCCTCGAAAATGTTGAAGTCTGTCTTGGCCACAGCCATGCCTGGCGCTCTGCCGCCGAGCTGGTGAGTGCGGGTCATGCGGTTGTACTCGCCGCCGCCCAGCATCAGGTAGCCGAAGCTGTCGCCGATGTGTGAGTGCTCGTTCTTGTTAGGGGCATCCCTAAAGCGCTCCTGGCCAGATCCGACCGATACTCGCTTGAAGTGATAGCCGCCCCCCAGGGATTTGCGGAGGAGCTTGCATTCCCTGTTCACAATGAGCCCAGGCTTGCCGTTGATCAGCCGCTGCATGGGCGCTGCAGCTGCTTCGCGTCGCACCTTGAAGTCGTTGCTGGCGGTGGGCTGGGCACGCAGCCCAAGTGTTCGTAAGAAGTCGAAGCTAGTCACCTCGTAGATCGCATCCCTGGCCATACCTGCCGGGTCGCCCCACAGCAGCACCTGGTGGTTTGGATAGTGCTGGTTGAGCAGGGCGAGGAGCTCCAGGCCAAAGCGCTCGAGACCCATGTCAAAGGTCACGATCTCTTTGTGGATGACCCAGCGGCCATTGGGCAAGCGCTGGCCAATGGTGGCAGCCGGGGTCAAACCGAAGTCCAGACCGATCTGGATCGGCACCGTTGGGTCAACCTCGGTGTCGCCTGACATGGTGCTGTCCTCATACTCTGGCCAGACAGGGCGGCCCTCTTGCACATAGGTGTAGAGGCCACCGGCATAGCAGCGGATCCAATCCAGGTTTTTGCCAAGCAGCATCTGCTGGTAATAACCTGGTGGCAAGTTGTTGATGTTCTCAGCGGCAGGGTTGAGCTTCCACCACTTGCCTGCAGAGAAGATGTGGTCGTTGGCCTCGGGGTTGTCGGGCAGCTCATCAGCATCGGCCTCCATGATGCCGCCTGGTTGCTTCCAGAACTTCCAGGCATAGGGGCCGGTCATGCGCTCCTTCTCGGCCATGTTGTGCCACCAGTGGTCATCATCCATGGGGTTGGTGTCCATCCAGATGCCGTGCCAGGTAGCACCGCCATCTCGCTTGGTCGGGTAGCGGCCAACACGGTGTGTCAGACCGTCGATCACGGCCTTGGGCAGCTCGCGTGCTTCGTTCACCCACGCGCCAGTGAGCTCGAGCGAGAGCAGCTTCCTGACATCCTTTGGCTGATCCAGCGCCAGGAAGATGACCTCGCAGTCGATGCCAGCGGCGTCACCACGGGCAGGCAGCCGGATGTGGTGGGTGATGGGCGGCGTCCACAGCATCGGGCCGAAGGTGGACTCGGGGAACAGATCCAGCCAGGTCTTGATGGTGGTGGTCTTCAGCATCGGGTAGCTGTTCCTGACCACCGCCCAGCGGGTATACCTGATGTTGTCGTGCGGGGATGGCTTTTGCTGGATCGCCTTCTTGAATATCTTGGCCGCGCACCCGTAGCTCTTTCCAGAGCCGACAGGCCCCATGATGCCTTGCACGAAAGCGTTGCTCTGGAAAAAGTCATAGATGACCGGCGACTGAGAGAAGTCGAACCGCAGGCCAGCGGCGCTGACCTCTTTGCTGCTTTGCTCTTTAGTTCTGCTCATGCTTCCCCCTTGATGCCGTGGGCGGCTTCGATGACTCGGGCAAAAACAACAGGGTTGCCAAATACAGGCACAACATGATCCTCCCACAATTCATAAATCTCCTCATCCGTCAACGGCTTGCGCTTGGGTGGGGCGGTGTAAAGTGGTATGACCAATGCTCTCAGCTCATCTGGCTTGGTCTTGGAAAAATAATTCGGCTCATCGTCATTGCCAAAATCCACATACCAAGCAAACGGCTCATGTTGCGTTTTTTCTATTTTTGCGACAGGTTCTTTTGATGTGTTGCTGTCGGCAACAGATTGTTCCAAGGCTTGTTTGATGGCGGTGATGGCATCAATCGTCTTTAATGTAGCGAGTCCCGCTTTTTCAAAATGTCTCAACGCCTCCAACGCCAGCCTCAATGCTTCGTCTTTCACATGAACCTCCCACATCGTCGGCAGTAGGGCTGCATCTTGCCGTCACGGCGCTGACGCATGCCGGGCAGGTGAAACCTCAACCCACACAATATTCGTTCCCATAAGCTCATTGCTCACTCCTCGGTGGCGGTGCCACTACATTGACATCAATCACACTTGGCTTGTCATCCCCGTCAGGGTTGTCCAGCAGGCCGGATGCCTTGGCCAGCAGCCGCAGCACCCCAACCTTGTCGTACAGCTCGATGTCCAGCGTCCTGGTGATCTCGCCGTCCTTGTCCTTGCGCTCGTTGACCTTGATCGACTTGATCGCCTGCAGCGCGTGATCAGGTATCTTGGAGCTGGGCTTCACAGTCACATTGCCCTGTTCGTCCCACTCCATGATGTCTGTCAGCTTCGTGTTGGCCATGCACAGCAGCGTGTAAGCCACCGCCTCACGGTTGGCCACGATGGTGCTGGATCGCTCCATGCGCCGCTCAATCGAGCGCACGCCACCCCAGTTCTTCAGGCTTGGGATCTGCTCGCTGATGCGTGACTTTGGGCGCGGCATGGTCAGAACGGAATATCGTCATCAGTGCCAGGCTGCTTGGCCTGGTTGTCCAGCACCATGCCACCACCTTGCTGTTGCACCAGCTCGCCAACAGACAAGCTGATCCAGCTGTCACCAGCCGCTGTCTTCTTTGTCCAGCCAGATACCCAACGCACCTCGCCATTGGGCAACATCACCTTGCCCTTCAGATTCGGGTGCTTGTCCGTGGTCTTCTTCTCATTGCGGAACAGGCTGCCCTGTCCAGGTCTCATCTCG